CTTTAATAAGGGCACAACCCATACCACAACCAACTATTTCTAAAAACGGAGTATCTTTAACTTTTACAAAAGGAATACGTCTAGAACCACCGTTATTAGCAGCTTCATAAATTTCTAATGAGTGTGTTCCTGGTATTCTTTGAATATAAAGACCTGATACAATATCTACATCATGTGCTAACATTTTAACTAGTGTATCTTTATCAAAAGATATATCACTATCTACTGAAAACAAATAATCATAATGTTCTCCCCATTTAGCAATTAGATTTCTAATTTGATCTACTTGATAACCAAAAAAGAATTGAAATTCAACTTTGTATCCTTCTGGTACTGTAAGATCATATATTGCTTTGTATGTTTCTGGTTCTATATACTTGTTTGTTGGTATTGCTATTAATATTTTTTTCATTGATTAATTATCCTATTCGCATTTTTTGTTTGTTCGTCTCCGTTAATTTTATAATCGTTTAAAGGATTTATATCATTATAATTATATAGTATATCTGATACAACTTTTACCTTGTCTGGATCGGCTTGTTCTATAAGTGAGTAAAATATAGAACCGTCTCCACCGGCTTTGTACCAGTTTTTGTTTTCATCTTGGAAGTTACTGTCATCAATATTATTTAAAAGTCCTGCTTTAAATGTTCTCAAATGTGTGTATGGCATATTCCAATTAAATTTGTATTTTCTATATTCTTTCTTTTGTTTTATTTCCTCTGGATAGTTTTGTGCTATCAAAGGTATTCTATCAACCATTGAGTAACAAGACCCATAGGTAAATTCTGTAGTGCCGTCATAAAGATTATTGTAAAAGTGAAGTATCTCATTATCATTTATAAAAGAATCATCACCGTCTAAAAACATAACAATGTCATCTTCTTTACAATATTTTCTTATAGACTCTATTTGATTTCTAACAGCGCCTTTATTTTCTTCATTACGAATCACTTTTATTTTATCACTTTCCCATTGTTTGGCAATGTTGTAAGTATTATCTGTAGAGGCGTCATCAATTACAATCATTTCATAGTTATCATAATCTTGTGAGACAACTGATTCAATACAGTTGCTAATATATTTTTCAGAGTTGTAAGTAGGAGATATTATAACTATCTTTTGTTCTACTTTTCTTGGTAAATAATTTTCTTCTATATTAGTAAATCTTCTACCAAAAACTTTTCTAACTCTAGAATTTATATGACATACTTTTCTATATTCTTCTTTTGATAAGTAATTTCCTAATTGTCTATATAGATGTTGTTTCCATTGTAAGGCTACAGAGTCCCAACCTACAATACCTTTAATTTGATTACAAGCATATTGTTTTTGTTGATGTAAATATCTATTATGATGAGCCATTAATACAGTGTTGACAAATTTATCTACTTGTTTCTTTTTTGGTATCCATGGAAATAAACCATTAGGTTCTATTGCATAATCTATTAAGTAACAAGCTTCGTTTACTGCTGTTTCTTCTAAAGCACCAAAACGTGTAGTGATTAAAGGAGTGTTATATGCTATTGCTTCTAAAGATGATATACCAAATGTTTCAGGAAAAGCACCTGGAAATAATTTATAACTTGCTCTTTCTAATATATCTGCTATTTCAGATTGTTTTATAACACCTGTAAATTCTATACCTAAATTTTTATTTTTAGGATCATTTGACATTTTAGTCCATTCTTTTCCTTGAGCGTCTAACTCTTGTCCTGGAAAAACATAAAAACCACCAATACATATTAGTTTAGCTTCAGGTATTTTTTCTTTTATTTTTGGCCATATATCGTTAACTAAAGGTGCCATACCTTTTGTGAAAGCTGCATTGAAAACATATAAGTGTGGGTCTTTCTTTCTTATATCAACATCATTTTTATAAGTTACTATTCCATTTCTAGTTTGAAAAAATTTATGTTTTAATACTTCCATGTTTCTTCTTTTACCATGGTCACAATTCATCACATAAGTTGAATGAAAATCTGATAAAGTAAATACTTCATCTATATGCCCTTGTATTAAAAGGTCTTCTAATATAAGATCGCCGTTTGCAAACGTGTCGTGCATCCAAACTGCTTTATGTCTAGCATTAGCTGTGATTGCTGAATATCTTTGAGGATTATATCCTTCAAACTGTTTATATAAGTTAGGTGTTATGAAAGGAATTATAGTTCTTAATGAAATTACAATATCAAATTTGAAATCACTTTTATAATCTAAAATAGTATTGTCAAAATATTGTACACCATCATAAGTGCCTTCTCTTGCGAGTTTTGAGTCTTTATTACAGTTGTTGAAAATAGTTACTTTGAAACCTAACTTTGTTAGTTCTTTGGCCATCAATATAGTCGCAGACTCACTACCACCAAGGCCTCTTTTCTTTAATGTATCTCCGTCATACGGAAGACCAATTATATCTAAAAATGCAATAGAAATCATTTATTTAAATTACCAACTCACTACAGTTTATTTATAAATATACTATAACAGAATATTAAAAAAATGTCAATGCTTGGACATTAATATGAGGGAGATAAGTATCGCAATATGCCAATAATTAATAACGCCGGTGTTCGTGTCGGCCTAGGACGTATAGGTTATACAGGATCAGGAGGTCCAACAGGTTTTACAGGTTCCAAAGGGGCTGATGGAGCCGCTGGGTCACCAGGTGGTTATTCAGGTTCACAAGGTTTCACAGGATCAGTTGGTGCTCAAGGGCCAGGTGGTGGTTACACTGGTTCGGTAGGTGCTGTAGGATTTACAGGATCCTCAGGAGGTTTAGGGTACACAGGTTCATCTGGTACAGTTGGTTTCACTGGTTCAACAGGAGTAGGTTACACAGGATCAGCAGGCTCTGATGGTTCAGACGGCTCTGTAGGTTTTACTGGTTCTACTGGAGCAGGATATTCAGGATCAAAAGGTGATCAAGGTACAATAGGTTATTCAGGTTCAAAAGGCGACACAGGTTCAGCTGGCGCCATAGGTTATTCAGGTTCAAAAGGTGATCAAGGTACACAAGGTACAATTGGTTTTTCAGGATCACGAGGTTTACAAGGTACATCGGGTTATGCAGGATCAAAAGGAGATTCAGGAACAGCAGGTTCCGATGGTTCAGATGGTTCAGTTGGTTTTACAGGATCAGTTGGTGCAGGTTACACTGGATCAAGAGGTGCTACAGGTGCTCAAGGGCCAGGTGGTGGTTATACTGGTTCAGCAGGTGGTTTAGGATATTCAGGTTCAAAAGGCGATCAAGGTACAATAGGTTATTCAGGATCAAAAGGTGCTGATGGTTCAGCCGGCACAGTAGGATTTTCAGGTTCAAAAGGCGATCAAGGTACAATAGGTTATTCAGGATCAAAAGGCGCCGATGGTTCAGATGGTTCAGATGGTGGCGTAGGTTATTCAGGATCAAAAGGAGATACAGGAACAGGTTTCACTGGTTCAGTTGGTACTGTTGGTTTCACTGGTTCAGCAGGATCAGGTTCAGATTCTCCATTTGTATTTACAACTTCAGGAGATTATAGAACACTTACAGGATATTTAGAAGGTGGTTCAACAAAAACAGTTAGAACGGCAGAGTTTTCATCTGACTTATTAAGATTAACTTTAGCAACATTTACTCCTTCATTTTCAGCTTCAGGTAGTCCTGCAAGTTATAATAATTGGGACATACCAGCAACAGGATTTTCTGTATCTGTAGACAACCCTAGTGACATTACAAACGATTTTATAAGTTCAGTTTACTCTATCACTCAATCAAGTGGAAGTGTTAACGGTACTTTAAGTAATTATTCAGCAGGTAGTTATTCACAAACACCAGCAGGAGGTACAGATTGGAATCAATCTTTTACTACTGATCAATCAAACTCATATATTAGACCAATATCAACTAGTCGTACTGGAGGTTCGGCTGGTGGTACAGTTAGATTTAATAGAAACAACGGAAGTGAATCAGAATATACAGATTCAAATACAAGTTTTTCTGTAAATTGGGCATCAGCGTCTATGAGTTTATCTAAAAATAATGTTAGCGGAAAAACATTTTTAAAATCTTATGCTAGTACATCGTACTCTACTAACACAAGTGGTATATCAAATTCAAGTAACACTTCACATGCTTTAACAGCAAGTGGTGGTACTTTAAGTACAAATTCAGGAAGCGGATATGTGAGTGGGACATTTACATTTACATCACCTATACATAAAGACAATACAAGCGATACACGTACTATCTCAAATACGTGTACGTTTACAAGACCTGTTGATGTAACAGGTTCCTCATATACGACAGATCAGTCGTCAACAACAAGCAACATATCTGCTTCATTTACGTATCCGTCTTTCTGGATCTGGACAACAGGAGTAGGAACTACTCCAACACTCTCCGATATAATAGATGATTCAACATCTACAGGTTTTGAATCGGCAGTTAATCAGTTAGCAGATCAAACAAGAACATTTTCAGTACAATCAGTTAATAATTCAGATTCAAATCCTAGAGCATTTTGGTTTGCTGTTAAAAATTCAGCGTCTCAACCTGGTACATTTAAAACAGGTGCAAGTGCAGGATTATTAAGTGATGTTAGTACAACAGATGGTGGAACAATTACACTAGTACCTGATTCACCATTGTCAGGACAAACAGGAGAAAGTTATCATTTATATGGATTTACTTTACAACCAGGAACAACTTACGTGGAGATAGGAGCATAGTATGGCAAATTACGATGGTCTAACACGAAACGTCTGGCCAGGAACATGGAGTACCGGAACTAACTCGCCTATCGTTTTAGATACGGAAGTTAGAGGTACACTTCAAAGTATTTCTGGTGATAGTGGAGATAGATTAACAGATATTCCTGGTGCAAGAATAACGGAGGGTATGTTAGTATATGTTAAAACAGGATATACTTCAGGTTCAACTACATACACAGCAGACAAATATTACACTTATAAACTTCAAGGCAGTGAAGTACGTAGCAATGTTACAGGTGCTATGCCAAATGCTGACGCCAACTGGACATTATTCAGTGTTGGTGGTGGAGCAGGTTACACAGGATCAGCAGGCGCTATAGGATTTACAGGATCAGCAGGCGCTATAGGTTATTCAGGATCAAAAGGAGATTTAGGATACTCAGGATCAAAAGGCGATCAAGGTACAATAGGTTATTCAGGATCAAAAGGTGATCAAGGTACTTTAGGATATTCAGGATCAAAAGGCGATCAAGGTACATCGGGTTATTCAGGTTCAAAAGGAGATTTAGGATATTCAGGATCAAAAGGTGATCAAGGTGTAATTGGTTACTCAGGATCAAAAGGTGATCAAGGTACACAAGGTGTAATTGGTTATTCAGGTTCAAAAGGAGATTTAGGATATTCAGGATCAAAAGGTGATCAAGGTATAATTGGTTATACAGGTTCAGAGGGAAATTTAGATGTAGCAGTTGCTTCAACTCCTCCAGGTTCAGCAGGTATTGGTGACGTTTGGATTGATGACGCAACAGGTATTCAATACTTCTACATGAACGATGGTAACAGTAATCAATGGGTAGAATTAAGTAACCAAGGTGTTGTAGGATTTACAGGTTCATCTGGTGCTAGCACACTATCTGGTCTTACAGACGTAACTATTAGTACACCACAAAAAGGCCATACTTTAGTTTATGATGGTTCAGGTTGGGTACAAACACAAACTCCAATTTCACAATTTGTTGTAACAGCCAATGGTTCAAGTGCATACAGATTTGATGGTGCAGGATTCCCTAGTACAAGTGGCGATAATCCTACTATCTACCTTAAAAAAGGTCAAACATATTACTTTAGAAATACAACTAGTGGACATCCATTTAGAATACAATCTACTACAGGTACAGGTGGAACAGTATATGATACAGGTGTTACTGATAATAACGCCTCAGGATCAACAGGTGTAGTTATATTTCATGTTCCTATGAGTGCTCCTGCGACATTATACTATCAATGTTCATCGCATGGTTCTATGGTAGGAACAATTACTATAGTTTAATTAAAAACTATTGTATTATTAACAGATTTGAAGAAGAATTATATTATAAATAGATGTAGAAAAGAATAAAAAACTTTTCTTGCAAGAATTATATGATAAAGAATTGAATTTTTAAATTTAAAAAAACAATAATAAATTAGGAGACATAAAAAAATGGCAATTAACTTTCCAAGTAGTCCCTCGTTAAACGATCTATACACACTAGGCACACGTCAGTGGAAATGGAACGGTAATGGGTGGGCTCTACAACCTCTTACAGCAGGTTTCACTGGATCAATCGGTTATACTGGTTCTAAAGGTGATATCGGGTATACAGGTTCTAAAGGGGATACTGGTTTAGGCTTCAACATTGCGAAGACATATACTAGTGTCGCTAACTTATCAGCGGATACAAGTCCAACAGGCATTAATACTGGTGAATTTGCTATCATTGAAAACGGCTCTTTAACAGACGCCGAAAACTCTAGACTATACCTATGGAACGGTTCAGCATACTCATTCGTATCTGACCTTTCAGGTACAATTGGTTTCACAGGATCTTTTGGTTACACAGGATCTAAAGGGGATCAAGGTGTTATAGGTTACACTGGATCTAAAGGGGATCAAGGTGTTATAGGTTACACTGGTTCTAAAGGTTTCACAGGATCAAAAGGTGACATTGGTTACACAGGATCAAAAGGTGATCAAGGTGATATCGGTTACACAGGATCTAAAGGTTTCACAGGATCACAAGGTGAGATTGGTTTTACTGGATCAAAAGGTTTCACAGGATCAAAAGGTGACATTGGTTACACTGGATCTAAAGGGGACATTGGTTACACAGGATCAAAAGGTGACATTGGTTACACAGGATCAAAAGGTGACATTGGTTACACTGGATCTGAAGGTAATCTTGATATCACAACTTCAGCTACTCCGCCATCATCTGGCGTAGGCGAAGGTGATATTTGGGTAGACAACGCAACTGGTGTACAATACTTTTACTACAACGATGGTAACAGCACACAATGGGTAGAGCTTTCTAACCAAGGTGTTGTTGGATTTACAGGATCAAAAGGTGATCAAGTAGACACTGTTGATTCAAGTAACTTCAGCTCAGCTGTAACTTTACTAATCAAAAATAGTTCAGGTACTACATTAAAAACAATCATAGGTAACGCTTCATAGTAAGCAGAGCAAATTAAAAGGAGAAAATAAATTATGGCAACAAGAAACCCATTAGTATACAGCAGTGGAAATCTAGTTGAAATGACTTCAGCTCAAGTTGACGCAGTTATAGATAATATTGTTTATCAATATTCTTTATCGCCGTCAGTTACGTTATCAGTAGTAGGTTCAGGTGGCTCTTTAGGAGCAATTTCTGATACAAGAAAACAAGCAGGTGCTATTTCTAATAGTTCTTCTAGTTTTCCAGGATCAGGTACAACACAAGACCCTCAAACTGTAACAACAAACTATGACAAAGTAAGTCAGTCAGTAGCTTCGGTTACGCCGACAGCTGACACAGGTACAACATGGCCGGTATACTACACAAGTGGTGGTGAAGTTCATGCTATGCCTTTAGCAGATATTAAGGACACGTTCTTACATCCTGCTATTGATTTACTTACAGCGAGTACAACTACAACGCAACAAGGTGGTACATATTTTATATCATCTTCAGCGTCTGTTAGTGGTGCTACTGAAGTTAGTGGTTCAAACACACCTATATTCATTGACACAAGAGCCAACACTGGCGCTTATGCTGCTGGATCTATAGGTGACCACGCACAAGATAACCCAACTACGATTACTAGTTACTATTTACAGAGAGTAAATGGTGCTACGTCATCTTACGAAAATCTATTAAATATAGACGGTACAACTCACTTACAACAAACTGGTTCATCTTTTGATACTTTGTGTCAAGAGTGGATTAGAGCGACTGCAAGTGCTTCAGTAGACGGATATACGATTAGATACAACTTTAATGGTTCAGGTACTACAAGAGGTTCAGGTATGGCGAATACTATACTTGATGGCTCTAGTTACAATACTAGACAAGTTGGCGATGACTATAGAGCGCAAGAGTTTCCAGCAGGTTCGGTAACGACAGCTGCAACTCACACGCTAAAGATTGTTAAAGCATAATAATCTATAGTAATCAAAGGTGTAAAATTAACCCCCGGAGCCTAGGTTTCGGGGGTTTTTTATTGGAAAATAGCTTCTTTAAACTCGTTATAAATATTATAAATATGGTGATAGAACAAATAGAAGGAACAAAATTTAAATGCCAACAATAAACTTTCCGACAGGTCCGTCTCTAAACGATACATATAATTTAGGTGTACGTACATGGAAATGGAATGGGGAAGCATGGGCTTTACAACCACTTACAGGTGGATTTACAGGATCACAAGGTTATACAGGTTCAGCAGGCGCTGGCGGTTCATCTGGTGCGATTGGTTATACAGGTTCAACAGGTGTCGTTTTGCCTTTAACTATAGATACAACAAACGATAGAGTAGGTATCGGAACAACATCTCCTGCAACTTCACTTCATATTGCAGCTCAAATTCCAAAAATTAGAATAGAAGATACAGATTTATCAGGAATGGCATTTGATATTAGAGGAGCTGGACCTAGTGCTGTATTTGATTTAGATCCAGATTCTTCTCAAGCGCTTGCTGATTTTGCGTTTGATATTGGCGGCAGTGAAAAAATGAGACTTCGTGGCACTGGTAGATTAGGAATAGGAACTACAACTCCATCAACAACGTTAGATGTAGTCGGTGATATCAAATCTAGTGGCAAGATATTTACAGGCGATACAGAATTACAGAGTGGAGCAAGAACTACTATTAGTGCAGGCGCTTCAAATCTTGAAATTACTGGTACTACCAATGGTATGAAACTATATGTTAAAAATGGAGGCGTTGAAGGATTTGCTGCTGGATCGGAAGGTGGTGTAGGACACGGTGCAATTGCTTTAAGAGGCCAAACAATACTTGTGGGTGGTAATAGTAGTAAGGGTTTCGCATTTGGTAGAAATGTTAGTTGGTCCGATGTTGATTCAATAGGTCAAGACGATATAGTAATTAAAGGTGACACTGTAAATATTAATGGTGCATTAACAGTAGGTGGTGTAGCAATAACTCCTGCGACAGTACCAACAATAAGTTCAATAAGTCCTACAGCCGTTGTCACAAGTACAGCAACAGCAGTTACAATTACAGGAACAAATTTCACTTCTATACCACAAGTAGAGGCATTAAATTCTACTACAGGTATTTGGTATACTGCCGACTCAATTGCATTTACTAATTCAACAACTATTGTAG